GTTAGGCGGGCTTGTCTGTACGGCGGACCCCCCTACCGTCTCGACGCTGGTTGCTGCTCGCTGACGCTCTCGCGGTCGCTCGGGCTCCGGGGGTTCTCGGGCCTGCTCGGGGTAGGGGTCTGGCTTTCGCAGGCTCTCCGTGGCTTCTAGCGGCTCGAGGGGCGGAGCCACCCCTCGGCGGTAGCGGCTCTCGGCTCCGCCGTGACCCAGGAGTGGCAGGGTCGGCAGAGGCAGGCGAGGTTGGCGGGGTCGAGGAGGGAGCCGCCTCGCGCTCGAGTCTGGATCTCATGGACGTCCGTCGAGGGGGCGGCGTGGCAGCGTTCGCAGATGGGGCGGTCGGCGAGGAGTTCGCGGACGAGTGGGACGCGCTGCTCCCGGTAGAGCCGGGCTCGCTTCTCGGAGCGGGGCTTGAGGCGCGTGCGACGTTCGAGCGGTTGGGATCGGCGCACGGGTTGAGGGTCGGGGACGGGTCACGGGGTAGGGCGGGCCGGGGTATGGGTGCGCCCCCCGGCGGGCGTGTGGCCTACCGGGGGGCGCGTCGCTGAAACGGCGGGAGGGGTTTCCGTCTCAGCGGGTCGGGGTTAGAACGGGGCGGGGGTGTGATGAAAGTCGAAGTAGTGCGTCTCGAACGCGGTACGGGGGTCGACGTCGTATCCGCTGGCGGGGCAGAGGCGGCACTTCCATTGGCGGGGCTTACCTGTGCGTGGCGCGGTCACGGGACGTCCTCGAGTTGTTCGATCGCGTTCCAGAGCGCGTCCCGTCCGTCCCGTGTTTCGGTGACGGCGAGGATCGTCGCGAGGAGTTGACGGATCTCGTCGCGTACTTCCCGACGTCCCGCGAGTCTCGCCGCTTCGTAGGGGCTCGAGTTCATCGGCGAGTCGAGGACTAGCGTTGGCTGACCGGGACGTAACGGTTGCCTGTTCCCCGGCAGAGCGGGCATTGGCCTCGAGCCTGATAGGGCTCGCCGTAGGTGTCGAGGTAGAAGGCTGCCCCAGTTCCGGCGCAGGTATGGCATTGGCGGTATCCGTTCTCGTCGACGACCCAGGGGCGGGTCGGATCGGTAGGGGTGTACGTCACGGGGTCTCCTAGGAGAGAGAGCCTGCCGCGTCCTGCCGTTGGATCGCGAGGCGCATGGCTTGGATCCGGTGGATGCTGCAGACGAGGGGGAAGTTGGCGGTGCAGAGGACACAGTTGTCGATGAGGTCGACGAGGAGGAGTTCCCTCCGGTGTTCGGGGTCGCGCGGGATCACCGGAGGTCGTCCTCGTCGTCGTCGGTGAAGACGTCGAGGGCGTCGTCGGCGCGGCTCGCTGCTACCGCGAGCGCGGTGACGAGGACCCCGCCTGACGCCCCGATCATGAGGCAGAACAGTCCGACCCAGATCAGCGTCTCCACGGTTGGCTCCTCCTAGAAGGGTGGGATCTCGTCGGCCCACGGGTTCTCGGCTGGCGCGGTCCTCGAGGTCGAGCCGGATCTCTTCGAGACGGAGACCGTCGCCCTCTTGAGGCTAGGGGCTATGTCATCGGCCTCGACGTCGAAGACGGTGACCTCGGCGCCTTCCTTATTCGTGTACGTCCGCTGACGGAGCCGCCCCGTGATCAGGACGGCGTCGCCTTTCCGGAGCGACTCGGCGACGTTCTCGCCTGTCTGCCGCCAGACCGTGACGTCGAGGTAGCAGGGATCGCCGTCCGTCCAGTTCCCGGCGTCGTCTCGCTTCCGGTCGGACGCGGCGACGCGGAGGGAGGTGACGGCGGTCCCGGTCTGTAGGAACCGGACCTCCGGGTCCCGGGTGAGGTTCCCGGAGATCGTGATGTGCGGGAGGGGCATTACATGGCCTTCCTGTGTGTCGGGTTATTAGGGTCCGCGACGCCTGTGACGCGCGGGCCGAGAAGCGCGGCGTGTTCGATGACGACGCTCGCCTCCTCGGAGTTTCGAGGGAGTCGGCGGCGGAGCCGGGACCGTTCTGTCGCCGTGTAGCCCGCCCAGACGCCGTACTCCTCGTCGAGTCCGTCGCGGAGGCAGGGGACGCGGACGGGGCAGTCGGCGCAGATCGAGCGGGCGACGGTCTGCTCGCCGAAGTCGCTCGAGTACCAGAACTCCTCGGCGACCTCGGGGCGGGCGCAGATCGCTTCGTCGCGCCAGTTGCGCGGCGTCGACGCCGGGTGGCGAGTCGGGTAGATCATCCTTGCCTCCCGTGCGGGGTTAGGCAGGTCCCGCGCCAGCGCCACGCCCCGCAGAGGGGGCAGCGGTCGACCTTCATGAGACCTCCCGGACGGCGATGAGGGCACCGGGGGGTGTCTCGGCGGACGCGTACCGCTTCCAGGCGCGGAGGTCGGCGACCTGACAGTCGTCGGCCCAGAGCCCGGCGTGCGAGACGGCGTCGAGGACGGCGCGGGCTAACTTGTCGACGTCCGGGCGTACCGCGTGCCAGACGTCGAGCGGGCGGGACTTCGGGCGGGGGAGCCGGAAGAGGATCTCGACGGCGACGGGACCCTCGAGGACGTACCAGTCGGCGGCGCGTGCCGCTTCGACCGCGCGGGTCGTGACGATCGTCCGCCAGTCCTTGAGCGCGGCCCCGGCGACTTCGACGAGGTTCGCTCGACCGTTCCGGACGAAGGCTCGCTTGGAGCCCTGTGGCGAGGGGAGTCCGACGACGTCGAACTCGAGGACGCGGGCGCTCATGCGCGACCTAGGACGGCGCTACGGGTCGCGATCGCGTTGTTGATGACGGAGAGGTCGTCGTCGTGGATCGCGTGCTTGACGACGTAGGCGCGGATCTTGTCGAGCGCGGGATCGTCGGGCGCGTTCGAGATCGAGGCGATCGCCCGGTCGTGGAGGTCCATCGTCCACTCCTTGCGCTCCGGCTCGGGCTTACGCGCCCGGACCTCGTCCGCGCTCGCCACGCCCCGCTTCGTGTCGGCAGCGAGAGCGGCGACGATCGCGCGACCCCAAGCCGACGTCTCCGCCACCATCAGTTCGGAGTCCCGCGTGTACGGGGTCTTCCCGGGCAGGGGCTCCCAAGCGGAGCCGATCCCCGGAGCCGGGTCGAGCGGGTGACGGTACGCGGCGGCGACGTAGACAAGTCGCGGGCCGACGTTAGTGACGTCCTCGATCCAGAACGGGTTGTCAGGGTTCGCGGGACGGAGCGAGCCCTCGGGGTAGAGATCGCGGAACATACGGATGCGCTCGGCTACGTCGACATAGTCGGCGGCGAAGTTGCTCATGTGTTTCCTCCGGGTAGGGCAGGGGTTGGCGAGAGAGCAGAGAGAACGGCGGCGGGCTCGATGATCCCGTCGCGGATAGCGGTCACGATCGCGTCGCGTCCGTCCTTCTCGAAGCGGGTCGAGACGTACGCCCCGCCCGTGGTGAAGCGGACGCCGGGGACGACCTCCCCCGTCTCAGGGTCGATCGCGGTCCCGTCCGGCGTCGCGGCGAGCCGCTCGAGGACGACCCGCTTGAAGGACTCGCGGACGGTCCGGACGATCTCGTCGGGCCGGAAGCCCTCGACCCACTCGGCGAAGGCGGTCTCGTCGGAGACGACGGGCTTCGGGTTCGGGGTGATCAGCGTCGACTTCGAGACGCGGGTCCCGTCCGGGAGTTCGGCGCGGACGGAGTCGGCTCCGACGTCGTCGAGGGCTGCGGAGAGGGCGGCGCGGAGGTCGTCCTTCCGTGCCTTGGCTGCGTCGGCGATAACGGTCGTGACGGCGAGCGCGGCGGCGAGGTCGCGGGGTGTCATGCCTTGCCCTCCGCCTTCTGCATCGCGATCACCAGACGGGTGAGGGCGACGTTCGCGCGGTCGGCGGTGTCGTATTCCCCAATGTCCTTGAGGTCCTCGATGCCGTAGAGGGCGGCAGTTAGGAGCGCGTCAGCCTGTCGCGGCCCGAGGGAGAGCCGGGGGCGGCGGCTCATCGCGCGTCCTCGACGACGGCGGCGCAGTCCTCGCAGACGACCGGGTCGGCGGACTCGATCCGCGTCTGCAGCGTCCAGCAGGTCCGGCAGAGCCGATAGGTCAGCGAGTCCATCCCGATCGAGACGGTCAGCGCGAGGTCGGGCGGGTGTTCGCCGTCGCCGACGATCCACTCGGAGGAGCCGTTGACGGCGACCGTCACGCGCGGCTCCATGTAGTTGCGGGTCATGCGGGGTCCTTCCGGTAGGGGTTGGCCCGGAGCGGGCGGGAGGAGGCACCTGGCCCGCCCGCCCCGGGGATCTATGCGGCGCGGAGCCGCGTCTGTGTATGCACCCGGACGATCCGCTCGAGGCGGAACGCCCGGAAGTGGCGGTTGGTGTCGAAGCCCTCGACCCACGCGGAGGTCGCGGTCTCGACGTAGCGGGAGAAGCGGACGCGGACGAGTCGCCGCCTGCCCTCCTCAGGGCTGCCGTACTCGACGGCGCGAAACTCGACGCCGGGCCGGAGGACGCGCCCGTTGACGCGGACCTCGTCGAACACGGTCCAGCCGTCGGGGATCGTCGGCTCAACCTTGCGGCGGCGGCTCATCGGACAACCTCCGCCGTGATCGCGAGGTCCGCGTACGCCTCGGCGCGGTGCGCGTCGATCATGCGCTGGATAGCGGCGGGGATCGCTCCGCCCGTGCGGGTCGTCCACCCGCACGAACACGTGGCCTCGAAGCGGTGGAAGCCTCTGCCGGGTGTCGACCAACTGGCGCGGCGGACTCGGACGTCCTCGCCTGCATCGTTGCGGACGATGCAGTACCAGGCGGCTCGGTGGATCGTCTTCATCGGGGTTGCTCCTTCGGTTTCGTCGGGGTTGCTTACGGGTACAACCTAGCGTGCGGGTCCGACACCCGCTCGACATTGAGCGTGCGCCGTTACCGGATCGTTATGGAGCCGAGAGCCGCATTTGTCCGATCCGCCGCTTCACGCTCGAGGGCGTCGTCCCCGGAGCCAACTCGAGGTGCATCTCGTCCGGGTAGCCCCACTCGCCGCCCCACCGGATCTGCCCTCCGGTCGCCTTGACGATCCGCCGGACGCGCCACCGCTGCCGCCGCGTCATCCTCCGGACGCCCATCGGGAACTCCGTCGCGTCGAGGTCGACCGCCGTACCGCTCGAGTGATTCGAGAGCGTGCCCGACGTCGAGCCCCTGATCGGGCGGTACGCGTACGACCACTCATCGAGGATCCCGCCAGTCAGCGGCGAGACCTCGCGGTGCCAGCGACGGATGACGTACTTGAACAGGGGAGCCGCGACACGCGTGACGCGGAAGCGACGCGTGGCGACGGTGATCCAGACGAGGTCGAGGTCATCGGGGTCCGGAGAGGCGGGCCAGCCGTTCTGTGATCTCTGCATCGTGGCCGGGACGATGAGGGAGACGTCACCCGCGTCGTCGACGATCCACACGGGTCTTCGCCTTGTGACACGGCACGCAGAGGACTTGCAGGTTGGAGCGGGTATTCGCTCCTCCGTCGCGAAGCGGGACGATGTGGTCGACCTGTACGGGACCGGGGCTACCGCACCGCTCGCACGCGCCCTTCGACCTCGAGAGGGCTGCCTGCCGCTCCCTGTGGTAGTTCGGGTCCCGGTAGCCCTGGCGGTAGCGGGCTCGAGCCGACTCGAGGGGTCGGGGCTTGTGTGCGTCGCAGTACGGTCCGCCGATGATCGGGGTCCCGCACTCGACGCACGACGACCGGGTCCGGTACTTCGTCTCCGCGTGATCGGCGCAGCGGGAGGTCCCGGCGGGGATCCGGGTCCCGCAGACGAGGCAGGCGGAGCCGATCACGACCCGGCCCGCTTCCGGCGGCGGTGCTTGTCCTGCCGGGCCTGCCAGAGTTCCCGGCGAGCCTCCCGCCGCTCGACCTCGTCCCGGTGAGCGCGGGCGAGTTCCCGCAGGTGGCAGACCTCGCAGAGCCCGGTCGCGGGTCGCTCCTGCGGGCGCTGCCCGCAGGCGGGGCAGAGAGGGCGGCGGGGTCCGTGATGCTCCTCGCGGATCCTTGCCTCGAGCGCGGCGACGTCGAGGATGCCCTCGAGGACCTCGGAGCGGATCAGGTCGAGGCGGGCTCCGTCGACGCTCGCGATCGCTGCCCACGCGCCGCGCTGCCCTAGGATCCGGCCCCGCGTCTCGCCTCGACGTCGGAGGCTAACGCGGTACCTCTTCGCGGCTGACCAGACGGATGCCTCGGATCGTCCGAGGATCGCGGCGACCGCCGCCGCGCCCCGGTGAGCGTTCTCCCGGAGGGCGCGGAGTTCGTCCGTCGACCAGGGCGCGGTATTCGGGCGCGGTGTTTCAGTCATCTTTCCTCCCGAGTAGGGCGTCGAGTCGGGCGCGGACCTCGGGCGGCATCGGGACTCCCTTCCCTGCCGTGATCGCGGCGCGGGTCCGCTCTTCGTGTTCGCGCTGCCGGAGACCCTTCGCGTGGGCGTTGACGTCGGCGGGCATGATCGTCCGGGTCTCCCGGCGGTAGTGCTGGATGACGGCGTCCTTCGCGTGGGCGAACGTGACCCGGGAGTCGAGGATCGCGGACCAGGCGGCGACTCTCGCGTCGTCGTCGGCGATCCGGTCGTCGACCGCGCGGATCGCGAGGAGGAGCGCGGAGACCTCGGCGGGCGTCATGCCTCGATCTCCCACGGGCTCCGCTGCTCCGCCGCCGCGAGCCGCTGCGTCCGCTCGACCCCGGCCCGGAACGCCCGCTGCCTGTTTGTTTCGCGACCCGGGAACCCGGTTAGTTCGTAGCGGAGGGTGTCCGTAGTCACGGAACGCCCTTCGACGCCGAGGCGCTCGAGAGCCTGCTCGATCTCCTCGTCCGACCAGAGGGAGGTGCGGACAGCCTTGCGGACTACTCCGGCGACCGCCGGGAACTTCGAGAGGGGGACGAGATCCGTGTAGACCTTCGTGAGCGAGTTCACGCGCTGGCCCTCGCTGGGCTCTCTCTCTCCGTTAGGAGAGAGAGAGATAGTGTTCTTAGATCTGTGTTCTATTGAAGGCGGGTTCTCCGACGTCGGGAAACCTGACTCCGGTCCGTCGCCTTGCGGCGTGTCGAAGACGGTCGAGACGGTGTTGAAGGTGCCGTCAGGGAGCCGGGTCCGGGTCGTGATGAGGTAGCCCGTCTCCCGGAGTTCGCGGAGCCCGGAGAGGACGGCGGTCCTCCCGTCGGGTCCGGTCGCGGCGAGCGCGTCGGCGGAGGTCTCCCAGTTGTCGGGCCGGGAGAGGATCTCGACGAGGATCCCTCGAGCCTTGTAGGACAGCCGGACGTCGCGGGCGACCTCGTTGCGGATCTGGACGAAGCCCGACTCAGGTCGGGGCGCTCTGACGATGCTCACTCGGTGTGTCCGCAGTTCGAGCAGGGTCGAGGCTTCCGCCCGTGCCGCTCCGTCTCACGCCCGTCGACGTAGTCGGGCAGGACGTAGACCTTGCAGCGGCTCCTCGAGGTCGAGAGCCGGGCGATGACGCCCTCCTTGTGCAGGACGGAGAGGACGCCGGAGGCGGTGCCGTGATGCCAGCCATACTCGTCGGCGAGTTCTCGCCAGGTGACGCCGTCGCTGCCGCGCCAGGAGAGCGACTCGAGTGCCTGCCGCTGGTGCGCCGAGGTCGTCCCGTCGCGGTCCGAGTTGACGGCGCGGGCGTGCGAGGTCGCGGAGCCCGACCAGCCGGAGGTCCCGGCGTAGGGGAGGAGAGGGATCCGGAGGTTGGTCATGCCGACGCCTGCCCCTCGACCAGCCAGGACTCGAGGGCCATGATCGCCACGCGACGGTTGTCCTCGTCGAGCGCGGTCAGGTCGGCCACGCTGCCCTTGCCGCTGCCGTTGTAGATCTCGCGGACGAGGTCGACGAGGACCTGCTCGCCGGACGACCAGCCGAAGTTCTCGAGCCGCTCGAGGTCGACGGCGTTCCGGTCGAGGTCGACGCATGAGTGTGCGTAGTCGGATCGGGAGAGGGCGGAGAGTTTCATCAGAACTCCGATGCCCTTCATCGGGTGCGTTGCCATGTGCTGCTGCCTTCCGTTCGTGCCGCGATCCAGGCGGCGAGTTGTTGGCGGGGGACGCGGATCGTCCGTCCGATCCGCATGTGTGGGAGGTCGCCTGCCCGGATGAGGTCATAGACCGTGTTGCGGCCTACGCCGAGGTGGTCGGCGGCTTCCCTGACGGACAGCGTCATCGAGTCAGGCGCTCTCGACATGGGCTATGTCCGCGACGGTGCAGCCGAGAGCCTTCGCGAGTCGGGCGACCTTGTCCGGTCGCGCCGCCATGCTTCCGGTCTCGTAGCGGACCATCGTGATCGGGTGCACGCCGACCTTCGCGGCGAGTTGCACTTGGGTCAGACCTGCGAGGAGTCTCCGGCTCCGGAGGTTGTCGCGGTCGAGGACAAGTTTCATTTGAGGTCTACTGCTCCTCTCGTAGATCCCGGTGTTGATACCAGGGACGCGGGGCGTACGTCACGCCCGCGATAGGTCAACGGTAGCGGTGCATAGGTTCCGGGGTCTAGCCGGGGGCTATCGTCGGCGCGTCGCGGCCCCTGCGTACCCTCGAGGGATAGGACGTCCCCGCTACGGGGACGCTAGACTCGAGGCGATGCCAGACGAAGACGTCTTCGACCGCGCGACATACGGCAGGCTCGTCCGCGCCGCCCGGATCATCGCCGGGTTCGATCGGCTCGAGGACCTCCCGGCAGTCATCCTCGAGCGGACGGGCGTCGAGATCTCGACCCGCACGCTCTACTCGATCGAGCGCGGAGAGCAGACCATCACGGTCCCGCAATACATGGCCCTCGCCGTCGCCCTCGACCCTCCCGCCGGACTCGCCTACTGGGAGTCCGCGATGAGTGAAGGTGTCCGCTCACTCATCCGTCGACGCGTCGAAGAGAGCCGCTAGGTGGCGCACCTCGAGGACCGTGGCAGCGGCGACCGTCTCCGGTGGCGCGTCCGCTGGCGCGACCCGCAAGGACAGCACCGCTCGAGATCCTTCGCACGCAAGGCCGACGCGGAGCGCTACCTCGCGAGCCTGACGTCGTCGCTCTACGCCGGGACCTACGTCGACCCCGCCGCCGGACGCGCGACCGTCGCCGACGTCGCCGAGCCCTACCTCGACCGGATCTCGAAGACACGGAAGCGGAAGACGTCAGCCTCCTACACGGGGCTCTGGCGGACCGTCCTCGAGCCCCGATGGTCCCGCGTCCCGGTCGCCTCGATCACGCACACAGACGTCGCCGGATGGGTCGCCGACCTCGCCACCCGCTACTCGCCGAGCCGGACCCGGCAAGCACACTCCCTGCTCTCCTCGATCCTCGACGACGCCGTCGCCGACCGCCGGATCCCGGCGAACCCGGCCCGGGGCGTCGAGTTACCCCGGATGCCGCGCCGCCGCGCCTACCCCGTCCTCGGGCACGGCGAGGTCGCCGCGCTCGCCGACGCCGCCGGGGAGATCGGCGGACCCTCCGACCGGGCTCTCGTCCTCGTCCTCGCCTACACGGGACTCCGGTGGGGCGAGGCGGTCGGGCTCCGCTGGCTCGACGTCGACCTCCTCCGGCGGCGGATCCGCGTCGAGCAGACGATCGTCGAGGTCGACGGGAGGCTCTACGTCGACGTCCCGAAGTCCCACCAGGCCCGTAGCGTCCCTCTCGCGGCCCCTCCCGCCCTAGCGCTCGAGACCCTTCCCCGGACTACGCTCCGCGTCTTCACAGGCTCTACGGGGCTCCCGCTGCGCTCCTCGGGGTGGACGCGCCGGATCCTCGAGCCCGCCTGCGAGCGAGCCGGGCTGCCCAGGACGACCCCGCACGGGCTCCGGCATACGGCAGCGACCCTCGCCGTCGACTCCGGAGCCCCCGTCAAGGCCGTCCAGACGATGCTCGGGCACGCCCTCGGCTCCTACACGATGACCCTCGACGTCTATGCCGACGCCCGAGAGGAGTCGCTCGACGAGGTCGCGGAGCGTATGACAGAGGCGGCGGAGCGAGCCCCCTCCTGGGAGCCGCCCCGCCGCCTCGACGCGTCCTAGCGTTCCCAGCGGTCCTTGATGTTCTCGAGGACCGTGATCACGACGGGCTCATCCGTCGCCGTGACGACGGCGATCGGCCCCCGCTGCCAGACGCGTCCGTCCCGGTTCGTCTGCTCATAGGAGACCTCGGGCCGGAGGAGGACGAGCAGGACGTCGCGCGTCGTCAAACCCATTTGAGCGATCCGGTGCCGCGCGTGCGCGGTGAACCGCCACGCCGTCACGACGAGATCCCGAGACGGAAGAGGAGGATCTCGGGGCAGGTCGGCGAGTAGTGCGTCCCGTCCGTCGTGTCGCAGTAGGCGCAGACGTCGAGCCCGCGCTCCCGGAGGAGGAGGTACGCGGAGGCGGCGCGGTCGGCCACCCGGTCATATGCGTCGTCAAAGGCTCCCGCGTCGCCGTAGATCGCGGCCCGCTGCTCCGGCGGTATCGCGCCGATCTCGCGCTCGAGCCGGATCCACTTCCGGTAGAGCCGGACGAGGACCGGGGTCGGGACCGGGGAGAGCATCGTCCGGATCGGGTTCGCGCGGAGGTCGTCGAGATTCATCGCGCCGCCGCCTCTGCCTCGACCTGCGTGTCGAACTGTCCTACGCAACGGGCCTCGTCGTCGAAGACTGCCCAGATCGTCGTCCCGTCCAACTTGTCGTATCGGCAGATCATGAAGCCCGTTGACGTCATGCCGTACTCACCGCTGCGCGTCCAGTTGACGGTCGTCTTACTCATTGGGCCACCGCCTCGCGGAGAGCCCGGGCGTTGTCGCGGTCGGCGTCCATGACGCGGACGGAGTAGAACGGGCGCCCGTTGTCGATCCGCGCGAACTGCATGACCTCGGACGCGATGCTGTGCTGCTCGAGCGTCTGGGCGAACCGTTCGGCCTCGCTGCGCGCGGTGTGGCTGTAGATGATGATCATCGGGGTTGCTCCTCTCGGGTCGGCGGGGATGCCGATAGGGGCAACGGTAGCGGCGTCCTAGCGTCCGGTCCAGTACCGCCCCGGGGACGCGCCGGGGACGCGCCAGGTAGGGACTAGGAGGGACGGGCAGGGACGCCCCAAGCCCGCTACCAGGGAGAACGCCCTCGAGCCCGAGGTCCGAGACCCCCCGGGACGGATTCCTAAACCGCGAGCGCAGGTTCGATTCCTGCCGGGGGCACCACCTAAACACCCTGCTAGACGCCCTAGGAGGGCCGTAGAGCCCCGATCCCGGGGCGGGGGTACTCGGACCCGGGGACGCGCCGGGGACGCGGGAGAATCTACGAGAGGGCCGGGACGCCCCTACAACGTCCCGGCCCTCCCTAGCCCTGCGGACCCTCGAGGGGTCCGACGAAGTCCCGCCACCACCCCCAGGGCTAGGGCAGCGGCGGGAGCCTCACCGCCGCTCGACTAGCGACGTCAGGAGATCCCGGATGACCCGCATCTCCCCCGTCTGCGTCTCCTGCGCCGCCTCAAGCCGCCCGATCCGATCCGGCAGGCTCGAGCCCCCGTTCGGCCACAGTTGATGCTCGACCCGCCCGAGCCGATCGGCGACGGTCCTGCCGTGCGTGTCGACTCCGAGCGCCGCGTCGATCCGGTGCGCGATCTTGTAGACCTTGTAGATCGCTCCGGCTATGACACCGAGCGCGACGATGATCGCGGCGACCGCGAGGATCGGTTCGTGTAACACAACGTCACCCCTTGCGTGCCTTCCACGCCGCGTTCGCGCGACTCCGGAACTCGCGCACCGGGTACAGGGTGTCGTTCTTCCGCCCGTAGGTCGCGAAGTTGTACGTCAGGCCGAGGTCGCGGCCACCGTTCGTCCACGAAGCGTGATTGATCAGGCGGCGGAAGTTGGGGAACGCGTCCGGCCCGGCGACGTCCCGGAGCGCACAGTCCTGCAGCGCCTGCGCCTCCCACATGCCGTCCGTGAAGTCCTGCCCCCGGCCCCACGACTCGAACTCCGTCTGCCAGAGGTAGAGATGACCGAGGTCCTTCGGGATCCCGGCAGCGGGCCACGGACCGCCGACGCCCGACCCCCACGCGGAGAGCGCGGAGAGGACGTAGACCTTCCCGTCCCGTCGGATCGCCGAGTTGCAGTACGGGTACGCGCCGTCACGCGCCTGCATCCACAGGTACGCGCCGTCGCCGACCCCGGCCCAATGATGCTCGACGACGCCCCGGAGCCCATGCGTCCAGGGACGCCCGCGCGTCTTCCAGCCGTCCTCGAAGACGACCCGGTCGGAGCCGAGCCAGTCGAGGAGCGCAGTCTTGATCTCGCGCGGGGTCGGCTGGATCACGCGACGTCCTCGGGGACGTCGGGCTCCGCGACGACCGCCGCGTGCTTCCCGTAGCGCGGATCCGCCGGGTTGACCGCGTTGATCAAGACCGGGACGGCAGCGATGAGCGCGACCTGCGCGACCGGGTGAAGCCCGAGATCGGTGACGTTATCGAGGAGCCAGACGAGGACCGCTCCGGCGGCGACCTTCGCGGCACTCGCGATCGGCGAGGAAGCGAGCCAGGTCAGGAAGTTAGTCACGCGGCATCCTTTCGTCGGGGTACTGCTAATGGTCAGCGGACCGTCACGGCTCGACGTCGAGCGGACCCGGGTCCGGGGTCACGACCAACTCGTCGTCGACGACCTCACAGGTCCCGTTCGGGAACGCGGAGTCATCCCACTCGAACGTTGCCGGGTCGCCGTCTAACTCGAGCGGCTCCCCAAGGGTCACCCCGTTACAGACGTACCCCTGGCACGCGGCCCGGGGTCCAGCGTCGACGTCGTCGCTCGAGTCGTCGTCGACGATCTGCGTCGACCGCAGCGTGCCCACCGGATCACACCTCGGGCGGCGTAGGCCAAGCGGCCTGACGCGGATCGTCAGTCGCGTCCGGCAAGTCCCGAAGCGCCTGCCGATACACGGCCCATACTTCGGTATCCCACGGCGCGTCCGACACCATGCGGAAGTCGGTCTCCGCCAGGAGCGCGTTACGGCGTAGGCGCAGCCGCTCCCACACCCACTCATCGGGAAGGGACTGCGGCGGCACCGTATCTATCGGTGAGGAGTAGTCCCAGGTCATGCTGTCGTCCCCTCGTAAGTTCCCTCGATGTAGATGTA